AAGAACAGATTGATTTTGCCGCTAAGTTTGCAATCAGCATGGCAGGTTATGAAGTAGAACGCCTGGCAAAGAAGAACGCTAATGGGCCTACGCACAAAAAGGGAACGCCGCGTATCCCTACTGTTGGCCCTAATACAATTACGGGTAACTTAAAGAGATCTATTTATTCTCAAACCCGCATTGGATTTGGCACATACATTTCTGAAGTTGGCGCAAGCATGGAGTATTCAAGACAGGTAGAACTTGGTGGTGGCAACTGGCCTAGTGGCGTTTCATATCCGTACTTAACGCCAGCAGTAGAGTCATTAAAAAACAGTGGAAAACTATCAAGAACCTTTACAATGGCTTTTGCATCTATGTTGAAGGGATAAGTTATGTCATCTACTATCCCACCAGTTTTAGTGCAATTAGTTGCTGATGTAACGCAACTCAAAGCAGGTTTAGTACAGGCGCAGAATTCTCTTAAAAATCTAGATGGCACTGTTCAACAATCTGGCGCAGCCATGACTAATTTCATGGACAAGATCAAGCAAGTTGGCGGCGCTATGGGTATTGCTTTTGGTGGCGCGGCTGTACTTAACTTCCTAAGAAGTTCCGTAACTGAAGCAAACGCGGCTTCTGCGGCACAGGAAAGATTGCGCCAGTTGCTCATAACAACAGGCGGGGCAACAAATGAATATGTTGATTATCTCTTGGAGCAGGCCAGCGCATTAGAAAAAGTTGGCGTTGTAAGCAAGGCCAACATTGTTACGGCCCAATCACAGTTGGCAACATTTGATCTTGCAGGCGAAACAATCGCCACATTGACTCCAGCCATTTTGGATTATGTTACTGCTGAAAAGGGAGCCGCCGCATCATCTGATGATTTCCGACAGATGACAAACGGGTTGGCGCAAGCGCTCAATGGTAATTTTGGATCTCTCACAAGAGTTGGCTTTGTTCTTGATGAACAGACTAAAAAACTTATTTCTAGTGGTACTGAAAGCGAGCGCGCCGCCGCTATCGTACAAGTATTGAACTCTACCTACAAGGGGTTCAATGAAAGTTTGCGCGATACAAACCCAATGCAAGTTGCTATGAATGAATTGGGCAACCTTAAAGAAGATCTAGGCGCGGCTCTATTGCCAGCCTTAGAAAAGGTAAGCACATTTGTTTCTGAAACATTCATACCTGCGCTTAGAAAACTAGGCAAGTTTATTGCAGACAATAAAGATGTAATTCTTACATTTGCCGCCGCTCTAACTGCCGCTTATGTTGCAATGAAAGTTTATCGTGGCATGGTCATTTTAACTACTGCCGCTCAAAAACTTTATCAAGTATCAACAGTGCTTATGCGTGGTGGGCAGTTAGCCAGCATTGCATCTACTAATGGTCTAGCCGCATCTATGCTTAAATTAAATGCAGTCATGCGGGCCAACCCAATAGGAGTTATTGTTACTGCTCTTGCCCTAGTTTCAGCAGGGCTTGTTATTGCATGGAAGCGATCTGAAACATTCCGCAATGTAGTTATCACTGTTGCACAGGCGGCGTTAAAGGCTTTTGCCGCTATTGTTCCTATGATTGGCAAAATTGCTGAAGCGATTTTGAAAGTAGTGACTGGCCCACTGCGCGGGTTCTTAGAAGTCTTATCTAAACTTCCTAAAGTAGGAAAATACGCACAAGCAGGTTTAGATTTTATTAATAAAGGTTTAGATGGCGTTTCTGATTTTGCTGATGGAGCGTCAAAAAAAGCAACTGAACTGTCAAATGGTTTAGATAAATTAAGAAAGAGCGCTACTAAAGCGGGCGAAGAAGTTAAGAAAGCCACTACCGCACCTAAAGGCGGCGCGGCGAAAGACACAGGCGGCACTGGCTTAACTGATGATCAGAAAAAGAAACTTGAAGGATATAAAGAAGATGTATTAGACATCTATAAAAGCATGAATGAAGCAATCCTTGACGCTCAGGAAAATGCGGCTAAGGAACTTTTACAGCGTGATGAAAGAATTGCGGCGGCCCAGTTGCGCTTTGATGACATTATGGCTGATGCAAAGCAAGACCGCGAACGCTCAGAAGCCGCCGCCAGAAAGCGCAACACAGAAGTTCTTTTAGAAATTGAAAAAGATTACGCTAAAAAAGCGGCTGATCTAGAAAAGAATAAAAACAAGCAACTGGCAGACTTGCAAGAAGCGGCTACAAAAAAACGCAATGAATTAACTAAGTCTGCGGCTGAAAAAGAACGCTCTATTGTTCAAACATCTATTGACCGCTTGCGTGATGCTTTTGCGTCTAAGTTAAGTTTTAATCTTGCTGACTCTTTTGATCTGACTGCATTTACATCTAGCCTTTCTATTAAAACTGCCGCAGGTTGGACTACCGCTTTCAGCGCAGCAGCCAAAAAAGGTACAGATAAATTACTAGATGATCTTAAAAATAAGTTACAAGGCGCTAAAGATCTTCAGGCTAATGCCGCAAAGTTAGCGGGCATGGGCTATTCCCAGACATTTATTGAAGAAGTAGTAAAAAATGGGCCAGAAGCGGGCAACAAGATTGCCGCCGCTTTGCAGGCCGCTTCACCTGAAGCCACTAAGGAACTGCAAGATCTTTATGGTCAAGTAGAAAAGATTTCTGAAACTGGCTTGGATCAACTTGCCGCCACAATGAACTCTGGTGGCAAATTGGCTACGCAAGAATTAATGACTGCTTACAGCCAGGTTGCTATTGATCTTAAAAATTCATTGTCTGAAGTGGACTCAGAACTTCACAAATCTTTGGCTGATGCTAACGCCGCTTATTCAGAAGCCCTAAGTGAAGCCCAGGCTACCCGCACTGAAAAGATGGCGGCGGCTATGACAGATCTTCAAGAAGCATTGGCGGCGGCTAAATTACGCTTTGATGACACTCTTGCGGCAGCAACCGTAGATCTACAACGCTCTTTGTTAGACGCACAAAAAGATTATGAAAAGGCTATTGACGATATAAACACTTCTACAAAGAAGAAACTGGCTGATCTTAAAGATAAATTGGCAGAAGTAGCGGCGGCTATGGCGGCTCTTAAACAATCGCAGTTGGCTTTGTCTGCTATGCAGAACGCTCCAGTATTTACTCCTATTGTTGCGGCCCAAAGCAAGCCAGGAGATCCAGGATTTGTTGGCCCAGTTGCAAACACAACAAACATTACAAACAATGTAACTGGCGTAAACATGACTGATCCAAATACAACGGCTTCTGTTATTACTAACGGCATTAAATACGGAACAGCAGTAACCGTAAACACAACAACATTGGCAGGAATTATGCAGGCAAGCGCTCCTAAAGTTACTAAACCTAGTGCGGCAGATATAATTATGGCCCGCCGTCAGGCTAATGGGGGATATTTGTAATGCCACAAGTAATCACTACTTATTCTCTTTCATTTAATGGTCAAGTCTTTGGTGGTGTTGGTTCGCCCTATCAGGTTATGAGCATTGATGGGCTAGAAGCGTTGCCTGGTATCCGTAATCAAGATGATAACCGTGGCTATGCAGATGGTATGTTTTCAGGCCGTGACTTTTTAAGTGGTCGCATGGTCACTATCCTTATTCAGATTTTGGGTAACTCAACTGGATCAGCCCAGGCTAATTACAACACCCTTCAAAGAGCGCTTTTGCCGCAATCTGAAGGCACTACCCCGCTTTACTTCATTATGTCTAACGCTGAAGGTGAACAGGTCTTAAACGCCCGTGTACGCGGTCTAACGGCTACCGTAGATCCCAACTACACCTATGGTTACATTTTGGCTCAGGCTACCTTTTTTGCCCCTGATCCCCGTTACTATGACAGCAACATTCAGACGGCATCTTTGGCATATACCCCACCAACAGGCCGCACCTACAACCGCGTTTACAACCTTGTTTATGGCGGCGGTTCTACTGAAATTACAACAACTATTACTAATAATGGTTGGACTGACACCTATCCATTAATTACATTAAATGGGCCAATTATCAACCCTATTCTTGGAAATGAAACAGAAAATCTTGAACTCAATTTTCAAGTATCGCTAACTGATAGTGACACCCTTGTTATTGATTTATACAATAAACTAATTACATTGAACGGCAACCCCGCCCGCAATCTGCTTACAACTGGACAATGGTTTTCTGCACAACCAGGAAACAACCTTTTCTACCTAACAGGTAACGCAGGTAGTACAGTTACAGGTGTAACAGGGGCAACCGTTGAATGGCAATCGGCTTACATTTAGGAGAATAGATGACACTCAGAACACCGCCCAGTTGGTTGCAGAATGGTTCTCACCCTGCTGAGAATGACCGTTTAACAACTCAGGCTCTTTGGGCTACTACGGGTATTATCAAGAGCGACTCTTTAGCCGTTACACAAAACAGCCCTGCGGGTCTTTCTATTCTTGTTGCATCTGGTTGGGCCGCAATCGTAGGTACAACACAGGCAAATATGGGTACTTATGTTGGTTACAATGATGCAACCGTTGTTCTTTCTATTACAACCGCAGATCCAACTAACCCACGCATTGACCGCGTTTGCTTAACAGTCAATGACGCTTACTACACAGGCGCATTAAATAACGCTGTTCTTCAGGTTGTTGCGGGAACTCCAGCAGGATCTCCTGTTGCTCCAGCGCTTCCTGCTAACTCAATTTCTCTTGCAACCGTAGCAGTTGGAGCAGGCGCTACCGCTATTACTAACGCAAACATTACAGACACACGCGTAATGGTCACTACAAATATCCCTGAAAGCGGTGACATTTCTTCAGTAACCGCAGGCACAGGATTAAGCGGTGGTGGGTCAAGCGGCGCTGTAACTCTTTCTATTAACACCGCAGTAACCGCAGATCTTACAACCGCGCAAACATTAACAAATAAAACTTTAACTGCTCCAACAGTTACAAATGGAACATTTACAACGCCTACTTTAACCTCACCGTTAATTGATATTGGTATAAACCCAAAAACTGCGGCATATACAACTATTGCTTCTGATGATGGAAAACTAATAACAGTTACATCAAGCAGCACTGCAAATGTAACTTTAGCCGCAGGGTTGTATAATGTTGGATCTCAAATTACGGTTGCCCGTATGGGTACAGGGGCAGTAAGCATTGTTGGTGACACAGGCGTAACGGTAGTTTCAACAGGAGCCACGGCAAGCGCGCCTACATTAAGAGTTACCTATTCAACAGCAACAGCAATCATGCTTTCTAGTGACAGTTGGTTAGTGGTTGGTGACATTTCCTAATGAGCCGTCAAGCATTAACACCTACAAATACACCTGCAAGTGAAACGGCTATTTCAACGCCAACACTGCGCACTGGCGATTTGTATTACAACACCACGCTAGGGCTTCAAGTTTACAACGGCACTGCATGGGTAACGGTAGGCACAGCCGCTTCAGTAACAGAGATAGATGCGGGTGTGTTTGATAGTATTGCTCCATACCAGGGTGGCGGCGTAAGCGACACCGCAACACAGACTTTTAACGGGGGTACTCCATAATGCCAGTTGTAACGCAAGTTCAAGTACGCCGTGGCACTGCTTCCCAATGGACTTCAGCCAACCCAACACTTGCTTCAGGTGAATGGGGTTTTGAAACCGACACACTTAAAACTAAAATTGGCAATGGATCAACTGCATGGAATTCACTAGCCTACGCAACAGGTTCAGTATCTATTTCAAATGTTACTGGTCTTGGTACAGGCGTAGAAACATTCCTTGCAACACCTTCTTCATCTAATTTGGCCGCCGCAGTTACAGGTGAAACTGGATCAGGCGCGCTTGTATTTGGTACAAGCCCAACAATTACAACACCAACACTTTCTGACCCAAAAATTAATTTAGCATTTGACGCAGAAACCTCATCTTTTACAGCCATTCTTGCTAACAATGGTCAAGTAGTAACAATGGATAATAGTTCTGCTAATACATTTTCTATTCCTACTAATGCTTCTGTTGCGTTTCCAATCGGTACACAAATAAATGTGCTGCAAATTGGTGCAGGTCAAACAACTATTCAAGCGGTAACAAGCGGCACAACAACCATTCAATCAACTGGTGCATCTGCCGCCGCGCCTAAATTAAGAACGCGTTACAGTGCGGCAACTTGTCTTAAAGCGGGAACAGATCTTTGGTATGTGTTTGGAGATATTTCATAATGCCTATTATTGGAATTTTAGACTCTGCTAAAACTGGAAATCTTGGTTTAATTGTTGATTATCTTGTTGTTGCTGGTGGTGGTGGCGCAAGCGCAGATGCAGGCGGCGGTGGCGGTGCTGGCGGTTATCGCACTTCTATTGGTGGCACACCTCTTACTCTTGCTTTGAATACTGTATATCCAGTTACAGTAGGCGCTGGTGGTGTCGGCGGCGTTATCAATGTCAGCGATCCAACCGCAGGATCTAATTCTGTATTTTCTACAATTACTTCAGCAGGCGGCGGTTTAGGTGGTAGAGGCGCAGGTTTATTAGGTGGCGCTGGTGGTTCAGGCGGTGGTGGTTCAGGTCGCGGTCAGGCATCAGGAACATTTGCTGGTGGTACTGCGACACCTGCTGGTCAAGGTAACAATGGTGGATTTGGTGTAGGTAATGGTTCTGGATTACAAGCAGGTGGTGGTGGCGGCGGTGCTGGCGCTGCTGGCGCTAACGCTTCTGCTGGTGTTGGTGGTAATGGTGGTAATGGTTTAGCCAACTCTATTTCAGGCACATCTGTTACTTATGCTGGTGGTGGTGGTGGTGGAATTCTTAATGCTGGATCTACTACCGTTGGAACTGGTGGAACTGGTGGCGGTGGTAATGCTAGTCAGGGTGGTCAAGGTTCAGGGGGATCAGTAAATTCAGGTGGCGGTGGTGGTGCTTCTACCTTCAATCCACCTAACTCTAATGGTGGCCCTGGCGGTTCAGGTATTGTTATTGCTCGTTACTCAGGAACTACACAAAAAGCATTTGGTGGAACCGTAACTACATCAGGTGGAAACACAATTCACACATTTACTTCATCAGGAATTTTTTACACTGGTTCTCCATTAGCAACTGGTGGAGCAATTACATTTAGCGGAATTTATTTTTATCACACATTTACATCTTCAGGAACATTTACACCTAGCCAATCATTAGTAGTTGATGTTTTACAAGCAGGCGGTGGCGGCGGCGGTGGAAGTAACCGTGGCGGCGGTGGTGGTGCTGGTGGTTTTTATCCACTAACTGCTCAATCAATTTCAGTTGCTCAATCTGTTGTAATTGGTGCTGGCGGAACTGGTAATGGTGGATCTAGCGGTACAGCATCTCAATTTGGTAATTTTGACTCTGCTTCAGGTGGCGGTAGAGGTGGTAATTCACAGGGCGCTGGTTTATCAGGTGGCTCTGGTGGTGGTGGCGGTAATGAATTACAATCAAATCCAACACCTGCTGGCGGCGCTGGTAACACACCAAGCCGTACGCCATCACAAGGTAATAACGGTGGTACTGCCAACCCAAGCGATAAATTAGCAACAGGCGGTGGCGGTGGCGGTGCTGGTGCTGCTGGTGGTAATGGATCTGGTACGCAAGGCGGTGTTGGCGGTAGCGGAAGCAATGCTTATTCATCTTGGGCAAGCGTAACTGGAACAGGCGTTAGTGGTTTTTACGCTGGCGGTGGTGGCGGTTACGGTGCGGGTGGAACAGGTACAGGCGGTGCTGGTGGTGGTGGCAATGGTGCTTCCGCAAGTAACAATAATGGAACTAGCGGAACCGCAAACACAGGCGGTGGTGGCGGCGCAACAAGTGATGCTGGAATTGGTTACAACGGTGGTTCAGGTATTGTCATTGTTAGATACTCAATAGCCAAAGCAAACGGCGGTGTTGTTACTTTTGACAACAATTTTATTTATCACACATTCACAAGTTCAGGCACATTCACACCAACACAAAGCATTACTGCTGATGTATTACAAATTGCTGGCGGTGGCGGTTCTAATCCTTCATCAGCATCTAGTGGTGGCGCGGGTGCAGGTGGAGTTTCTTATTTATCAGCGCAAGCATTAACCGCACAAAATTATGCCGTTACAGTGGGTGCTGGTGGTGCTGGTGGAACAATAAATAGTTCTTATGTAATAACAACAACTGCAACAAATGGTAATAATTCTCAAGTAGGCAGTTTAACTGCCGCAGTTGGCGGTGGTGCTTCTGGAAACCCAAACATTTCAACTAACGGTAATAGCGGTGGTTCTGGTGCTGGCGGTACAACCAATAGCGGTTTAGGTGGAGCAGGAACAGCAGGACAAGGTAATGCTGGTGGTAATGCTCAAACTGGCGGTGCTTTTTATTCAGGTGGCGGCGGTGGTGCTGGTGCGGCTGGTGGCAGTGGCGCAGGTGGATCACTAGCAGTTGGCGGTAATGGAACATCTGCTTATTCATCTTGGGGCTTGGTAACTGGAACTGGTCAAAACATTTCTGGAACTGTTTGGTATGCAGGTGGTGGTGGTGGTTCTTCTAACGGTGTCGGTGGCGGTGCTGGCGGAAATGGCGGCGGCGGCGCAGGTGCAACTACTAATTCAAGCCCAGGAATAGTCTCGGCTACGCCAGGAACTATAAATACTGGCGGTGGCGCTGGTGGCGGTTCTAACTCATCAGGAATTGCGCAAACTGGGCCTTCAGGTGGATCTGGTATTGTTATTATTCGTTACCCATTATAAGGAGAAGGCAAATGACAGAAAATAATGTAAAACCAATCAAGACAGAAAAGAAAACGCAACTTTTTAGTTATGAAGTTGTAATGCTTGTTCACATAGTTGCTGATACAGAAGCGGAAGCCAAATCACAACTAGATGAAAAAGGTGGAATAGTTACTAAGCGTGATGTAAAATTACTTAACGCCGCAGTTCTTTATGGTGAAGAAAAGGAATAATCATGGCTCATTTTGCAGAATTAGTTGATGGTGTTGTAGAGCGCGTAATTGTTGCCGACAGCGCTGAATGGTGTGAAGCCAATCTTGGTGGCACATGGGTGCAAACTTCTTACAACACACACGGCGGCGTTCACACACAAGGCGGCACACCACTACACAAAAATTATGCTGGCATTGGTTATACATTTGATGGCACAGGATTTGCTGCGCCACAACCGTATGCTTCATGGACATTAAATGAAACTTCTTATCTATGGGAAGCACCAGTGGCTTATCCTGAAGATGGTAAAAGGTATCAATGGAATGAAGATGATCTAGCATGGGTGGAGTTTGTAGCCCCTACTGAATAGGAGATACCGTGGCTGTAACAACATACAGGTATCTGTTTGTAGATCTTGCTACTAACACAATCATTGCTGAACTTCCTTTAACGGGAGTTGCGTTTACACAACAACTTAACCAGGCTGGAACTTTTAGCGGGCATCTCCTTTTGTCAGGAATTAATGCCGCTCAATTTAATGTTGATGCTTCTACTATCCCTGGATACTGCGGGCTTTATGTAGATCGCAATGGCATTTTGGTATGGGGCGGCGTTATATGGGGCCGCACATACAACAGCACAGAGCAGAAACTAACTTTTAACGCCCGTGAATGGATCTCATATTTTGAGCGTAGAAGAATTACGCAGACAGTAGATTTTGCTGGCGTAGATCAGTTGGTAATTGCTAAGACTCTTATTGAAGATGCGCAGGCCGCGCCCTATGGTGACATTGGTATTGGCTATAACTCAGAAGGTCAAACAACTTCTGGCGTGTTGGTAGATCGCGTTTATTATTACTATGAATTAAAAACAGTGTTTAACGCTATTCAGGATCTATCACGGCAACAAGATGGCTTTGACTTTCATGTTGATGTTGAATATGACAACATTACGGGGCTACCAACTAAAACATTTAACACTTATTTTCCGCGCAGTGGAACTCCTTACAGCGAAACAAATCCCAGTGCAGTCATGTTTCAATTTCCTGCTGGAAACATTATTGAGTATGAATATCCTGAAGATGGATCTATTGCCGCAAACACTATCTACGCATTAGGCGCTGGATCTAATGAAGGTAAATTGATTTCTACCGCACAGGACACAACTAGATTTGTAGATGGTTGGGCGTTGTTAGAAGATCAGGCCAATTATTCAGATGTTACTGATAGCACTGTTCTTGCAAACCTAGCCATTGCACAATCAAACGCTGTTTCATACCCGCCAACAACTCTTAAAGTAGTTGTGCCACCTTATGTTGCGCCTGAATATGGTTCTTATGAAGTTGGTGATGACGCAAGAATTCTGATCCAGGATAACCGTTTTCCAAACACCCTAGATGCTATTTACCGCATTGTAGGTATCTCAGTTCAGCCAGGTGAAGATGGCCCTGAACGCGCTACTCTCACACTTACCCAGGGATCAGGTGAAGCGTAATGGCTTACATTAACCAACCAGAAGATTTACGCAGAATGTTTCAAGACATTGATGCGCGCTTACGCAAGATTGAAACGGCTTCCCGTTTTACTGCGCCAGATGTATCAACTGAACCTACATACCCGCGCACAGGGGATATTATTTTTGACAATACACCAGATCAAATGAAGTATTGGAATGGCACTGAATGGGTTGTGTTTGCTGATGATTATTTAGGCGTACCTAAAATTGCTTTTACTTCTACTTGGACAGGCACAGGGCTGGCTTTTACAGGCACACCTGCTACGGGTTTTTATTCCAGAGTTGGCAAAATGATCTTTTTTACTATTAGGGTTAATTGCACAACCGTAACTAATTTTGGCACTGGTGATTACTCTCTTACTTTGCCCGCAGGTTTAACTCCATCTATTCATAATGTTGTAGATGGTGGATTACATCATGTGGCTACGGGCGCGCACTATATGTTGAGCATGGATATTGTTCCTAGCACATCAACGGCAGAACTTTATTATCCGCAATCAAATGGCACTATGGCGCGCATGGATCACAACAGTCCACATACATTACAAACCGCAGATTTTTTTTATTTTACGGGTATGTATTTCCTTTCCTAAGTTATTATTAATACATGACACCTACTGAATGGCTTGGAATTTGCGTTGCCGTAAGCACCCTTGTGGGGTCGCTGGCAGTCGCAGTGCGCTTTCTTGTAAAGCATTATTTATCAGAACTTAAACCCAATGGCGGCAGCAGTTTAAGAGATGAGCAGAATAGGCAGGGTGACACAATCAAACGGTTAGAGGATCGCGTAGATGAAATTTATCGCCTGCTTATTAATCGCTCTTAGCCTTACAGGGTGTGGGTATCAAGGGTGGGTGCGCTATCCGTGTCAAGAATATGAGAACTGGCAAAAGGCTGAGTGCCAACCGCCGCAATGTGAAGCAATCGGACAATGTACTAAAGACTTATTACCAGAAGTGGACACGGCAAATGGCTAGACGGCGCTTTACACCTGAAGAATTACACGCTCGTTTAATTGTGACTATCGGAATTATTTTGGCTGTTGTATTTGCTGGATCTGTTTTCTCATTGCTATACGCATTGCTATTTATTACGCAACCTATGGCGCAAGCCCCTAATGATGCGGCTTTTATTGATCTAGTAAGTACCCTATGCGTGTTTCTAACTGGAACATTGGCTGGAATACTCAGCGCAAACGGTCTAAAATCTAAACCAAAACCAACACAGGAAGGTGAAATTGATGACTCAAAGAAATGATTTTATAGAAATTGCTAGGGCAGAAATAGGCACTGTTGAAGGCCCTAAAGAAAATGAAACCAAATACGGAAAATTTACAAAGGCTAACTTCCTTCCTTGGTGTGGGTCTTTTGTCATGTGGTGCGCTAACCAGGTAGGGCTAAAGATCCCTAATTGTGTTTCAACTCTTGCTGGTGCTACTGCTTTCCAAAAGGCAGGCAGATGGCAAGACTCTGAAACGGCTACCCCTGAACCTGGAGATATTGTCTTTTTTAATTTTCCTGGCGGCAGGGAAATAGACCATGTAGGAATTGTGGTCAAAGATAATGGAGATGGCACTGTTACCTGTATAGAAGGAAATACCAGTTCAGACAAAAAAGGAAATCAGCGCAATGGCGGGGAAGTTTGCCGCAAGGTACGCGCTTACAAACAGAAAAACGGCAGTAAGATATTGCCATCAAAGACCGTAGTAATTGCGGGCTTTGGTAAACCAAAGTTTAAGGAGATCTAATGAACACACAATACAAAGCAATTCTGGAGTCCTATGGTCGCTCATTTATTGTGGCGGTTTTAGCCGTCATCAGCACAGGAGAAACTAGCCTGAAGGCTATTGCTCTTGGTGGATTGGTTGCCGTTGCTGGCCCTGCTATCAGAGCGCTTAACCCAAATGACGCAACATTTGGATTGGTTGCAGATCGTGTAGATGCAGAACTAACTAAGGCTGTTAAAAAGACCGCAAAGAAAGCGCCTGCTAAAAAGGCTAAGTAATTTTCCCAGGGGGAAAGCACACCTGAGCAAGTGTCTAAACTGCTCCTTTACTGTACCCTTATCCACAAGGGGGCATAACATGGCACTAGCAGATAAATTTAATGAATTACACAAAGCAAAAGCGCGCAAAACAGATTTTTGCCCGTATCAATATATGTACGACTCACTTACACCTGAAAATCAAAAAGCATTAGATGAAGCATGGGCTAAAGGTTTTTCAGCCAATCTTGTTCTTTCTGCTCTTAGATCTGAAGGTATTAAAAGCAGTAATGAAGCAATTAGATTGCACTTCAAAGGCTTATGTAAGTGTCCAAAAAAGTAAATGAGATCCTTGCAGACAGGCAAGAAATTCATGGTGATGCAATAACAAACTTCACAATGATTGGGCGTATGTGGGGGGCCATGCTTCAGATTGAGGACATTCCACCCCATGTTGTAGCGCTTATGTATGACGCTGGTAAATCGGTGCGGTGCATAGCAAACCCACAGCATGAAGATAATTGGCTAGACAAATCAGGTTACACACATCATGGTATGGAGATAGCCAATGAGTCTTAAAGATCGCTTTGATGAAATGCCAGATGATATTGAGTCAGAAGATGTAAAAGAATTACGGTCTGCAATGTTGCGATTGCAGAAACAGTTAAAGCAATCTAAAGAACGCAATGAAGATTTGGTGTTTGCTACAAAGCAAGCGGCCTATGACGCAATGCTTACATTTGGCAAAATAATTCCAGTGCCAGAAGTAAAAGTAGATAAACGCAAAGGCAAATCTGAAGTAGCCCTATGGCACATGACAGATTGGCAAGGGGCAAAGCGCACTACCAGTTACAACAGTGAGATCATGCGCAAGCGCGTTTTAGAATTTGCAGAAAAAGCAGTACGCATTACAGACATTCAACGCGCAGATCACCCAGTTAAAGAAGTCACTATTGCATTTGGTGGTGATATGGTTGAAGGGTTGTTTAACTTTCCATCACAGGCATTTGAAATTGATAGCACTTTGTTTGAACAATATGTAAATGTCAGCCGCTTGGTTGTAGATGTGGTGCGATTTGCGCTGGCTAACTACGAAAAGGTTACGGTAGTGCCTGAATGGGGAAACCATGGCCGCATTGGATCAAAGCGTGACAATGTTCCGCGTTCAGATAACTTTGACCGCATGTGTTATGAATTGGCGCGCCAATTACTTGCAGGAGAGAAGCGCCTGACATGGCAAGAATGTCCTGAAGATATACAGCGCATTGAGATTGGTAACTATCGGGCGCTGTTAATTCATGGTGATGAAGTAGGCCGTAATGGTTTTGCTTCTCCTGGTGCGATTGTGCAACACGCAAACAAATGGCGCTCAGGATCTTACCCATGGGAATTTAGAGATGTTTACATTGGTCATTATCACACCCACGCAGAATGGGCTATGGCTAATGGTCAAGGCGCTGTTTACCAAACAGGATCTACTGAGTCAGACAATCGCTACGCAGGCGTGATGTTGGCGGCTAGTGCTACACCGTCACAGCGTTTGCACTTCATTGATCCAGAAAAAGGGCGCGTAACAGCCGCATATAAAATTTGGCTTGATTAAAAAACATTGATTTTGGCTGTCAAATTCTGTCTTGCATTTGCAATTTGTCGGCGTGTCACGCTTAGGTTGCGCATAAAAGTTGCAAAAAATTATTAATCTAAAAATGCCATTTACTATACTTATCTCATAGACCCAGAGCGGGTCAAAGAAAGGTAAGGCAATGGCTACAAAAGTAAGAGATACACAAAGAAGCAAAGTCTATGCGGCTGAAGCAAAATTTAGAAGTATGAATTTTCAACCGCAATTATTTGCAGATGCTCAATTTAATCAAATTTGGTTATGTCAAAATTATGTAGATAGAATTCTTGATCAGCAATGGTTTAGAGCCAGATTTGGTGAGCGCCAAATAACTGTTGATTATGGTCGTAACGGTGGCATGGCTTATGGAAGCAGAAAGATTACATTAGGAGTTTGGGCCAGACAGCCTATTGTTATTCTCCATGAGATTGCTCATTGCGTTGCACCATATCAAACAAGACACGGTGCGGAATTCGCAGGGATCTTTTTGTTCCTGGTAAAACAAGTTTACGGCGCAGAAGCGGCAAAAGCATTACGCGCTTGCTATAAAGAAGCCCGTGTTAAAATCAGCAACAAGGCTTTGCCAAAACCCGTAAAAGTTTTGTCATCAAAACAAAAGATTGCTTTGGCTAAAAAGAAAAGTCTTGAAGCCGCCCGTCAAAGAAAAATAGAAGAAAGCAAGCCGTTGGACTTTATTGAAGCCAGGCAGTTAGAAAAACTATTAAAGCGGGCTGTTGCCGCAAATCAATTGGGTGAACCAGGATCAATCAAACGCAGGCAGGCTCTTGCAATCGGGAGATCCCTGACAAAGATCTAACAAAAAGGAAGCCACGCTACGGCGGGGTTTTTCTTTGCCCTAATTACGCTTCTGATCTCTCTGGATAAAAGGCGGGGCAGTGTAGGCAGATACCCTTGCCGCAATCTCCATGGCTTGCAAAGGAGTGGCCCCTGCATGTAAAGCCCCAACAGCAAAGTCAGCGCCAGAGCCAACGGCATAAATGCCATCATCATTCTTGCTAACCGCCAGGTCTTGATCAATGTCAAACAGTTCTCCATTGACTGCCATCAAAAAGTGAAAACGGTTATCCCCTGTTTCATCAAATGAGTATCCGTTTTCTGTCAAACATTTTCTTAAAGATGGCATAACTTTTACAATCATAAAATGGTAAAGATCTTTTTTATCTTTTTCTGTAAGAAGCGGCGGTGTCCAAATGTGTTGGGCAATGTCGCAAGGCACAACTTCTCCTGCCCCCGCTATTAGAAAGGCCCCGCGCTTATTGATCTTGCTAACCGCAGGGTGGCTAAACACCTTTCCTGCGGGATCTGTAACACGGCTATCTGCAACCAGGGAACAGCCGTCAGCCTTTTCTATGCCAATGATTGTGGTCATCTGATCCCCCCGTAGAAGGCCATCTTCTCACGCCACGCCGTAATCCTTTAGGTTGCTTGTATTTGTCAGTGCCAACAATTACCCTACGCAGTAACCAGGAGCCACAAGGCTCCCCAACAGGAAGGCACAAAATGGCAAGTTACAAAGGCCCATTAGATTACATTGATGTAGCCGCAAGAATAGTTGAGTTCCGTGGAAAGTTTCCAAATGGTTCATTACAGCCTTGGAAAGATCCGTACATTGCAGAAGTAAAAATGCCTGACGGAAGCATTAAATCTTTTATGGTTTACAGCGCCGCCGCATACCGCTCACCAGAAGATACATTGCCTGGTGTTGGTTACGCATGGGAGCCAATCCCAGGGCCAACAAACTTTACCCGTGACTCTGAATTACAGAACGCGGAAACTGCGGCATGGGGCCGCGCAATGGTGGCGGCTTTGGCTGTTGATACAAAGAAGGGCATTGCATCTTCTGAAGAAGTGCGAAACCGTCAGGTTCCTGATCGCCCCGCCGTTGTAGAGAAAAAGATTACGCAGCCAACCCGCGTTTATACAGATGATGAATTGGTGTTGGCTACCGTACTGATCAAGAGCGTTGCTGAACAAACAGATGTTGAGCAGTTGCGCACAATATGGCAATCAAATCCAGATCTGTTAGATGCGCCTACACAAGTTGGAACATTGAAAGATGCAATTAATAACAAGAAGATTGAACTAGATGCAAAGGGAAACAAATGAGCAAAAAAGAAAATAAGTTTCAGCCGTCAGCAGGTTTTGTTGTAGCAGTACACCAAAACATTTTGGGCATGAGAGCCGTAGCGCATGAACTGGATATATTCCCTGAAGCGCTAGGTGAAGCAATGGATAAGGCAGGCTTTCAATTTGTGCCAGATCCTTTCAACCTTTCAAATGATGCAAGAAAGGTTATTGAATTACAGGAGCGCCACGCAACAAGCGGAATTCAAGTTGTAAAGGAGCCATCTGATGACACAAATAGTGACACCAGCACAGATTGAAGCGCGGCTATACGCCCTATCTAAAGAGATTGATGAAAGCCACGCAG